TATTTCCAGCCTTCCCACTTGGGGTGGAACTTGCGCGTGATGCCGGCATAGGTCAGGCCGCCACGGTCTTTCGCGTGGTCCGTCAGGCTGATCGACTCGTCGCGCATGAGGCGCTGGAATGCTGGCTCGAAATCAGCCATGGCACACCATTGATTCACACGCAGAGCACACGATGGCCACATGGATGGTCAGCATAGCCCCGGCGTACCAGACAAAGAACTCAGTGGCGCTGCGCGTAGCTTCCATCAGATCCATTGGAATCGGGAATGCCGGCAATTGCGCGGCGCGTTTGCTGCGTTGCTCGTCGATCTGGAATATTTGCGCGTCCATGATGTCCTCACGTATGGATTCGATTGCGATGTGGCCGGTTGGCGTTCTGCCGGCGGCGGAGATCAGCATTCTGGCGCTTTCCGAAATAGGCGGAAAACCGTTCTTCGCCATCCTTCGACTTGCCCGGATTCATCGTATCGGCATCCGGTTTCTCATAGGCGCGGAACTCAACCCAATCGACTAGATGGATGTGGTGCTGCTCGGCAATCTCTGGCTCATCGCTGTCAGCCTCAAGCGGGCTATCTGGCGTCCTGAAAAATTCGATGTACAGCGTGTAGTCTGCATCCGGTACGGCGCCCAAGATCAATGTCTTGTCGTCGTGGATGTAGAACACCGGCTTTTCATTGGCGGATCTCCAACCAGGACGCAGCGCATCAAGCGTCAGGCGGTCGGTGCCAGTGATCTCCTTGACCGTGCCATCATCGGCGCGAAGCTCGGCGTACTGGATGTCGAACAGGGAACTTGGCAAGTCGACGCTTGCCTCTCCGGCCGTGATCGTGAATTCATCACTGCCACGGATCAGCTTGGCGCGAATGGCGCCCTCTTTCTCCGCTTCGGAAAACCACGGCGCAAGTTCATCATCCGGCCACAGGTAAGGGCGAACCTTGTCCTGTGCCTTGATCCGGAACTGATCGATTAGCTCGCGCAAGTTCATGGTTTAGTCCGTCCCGAACTGGTCGAACATGCCAGTGACTTGGGTACGCATGTCGCCGACCGACAGCTTCTTGTCAAGATCCACGCTGAAGGTCGTCTTCGCGTAGGTGATGAGAGCGCCCTTAGTCATGTTGGCGATGGCATCGCGGGCCGTCTGGTCCGGATCATCGTCCTGGGTGACGGTGTTCTTCTTGGCTTCGGCCGGGGCTTCAGCCTCTTCCTGTTCGCCGCGAACATAAACGTCGGTGTGCTTGAGCATCTTGCGGGCGATGGCATCTTCGACGTTGACCGTCTGGTCAGGCTCGAACGCGATACCTGTACCATAGATGACATCGACAAAATTCCGGCGATGCCCGATGTACTTGACTGCAATCATGGTTTTCTCCGCTGAGAAAGGGCCAGCCCACTGGGCCAGCCCTTTTGCTTCCGTTTAGAGCGGGCCTTGCAGCACGGCATCGACCAGAACATCGAGGATGCCAACGGCAGAGTCAGCCGCTCCCTTGCGGGTCAGGACCAGATAGGCATCCTTCGGCAGACGGACCGGAGCCTTAGCGACTGTCGAACGGGTACGTCCAGTAGAAGACGTAGCCAGCGCCGAGAAGAAATAGGCTCCATCCTGCGGAACCGCAGTGGAATCCACGCCATCGGCGTACAGGAAACCAATGTCGGCCGTGGTCGAGGCGGCAAAGGCGTCGGACACGATGACCTGGGCGTCTTGCAGTTCGGTACCGGACGGCAGGAAGGCAATGCGAACGATGTCATTGACCTGAACGGCAGTGGCCAGGTCCGAGTTTTCGGCAACTCCGGTAGAGCGGGTCGTGAAGTTACCCTTGATGACGGTCTTGTTGCCCGCCGGATAAGTGAATTGGGAATTCTTCATCCCCTTGATCGAAACTGTACTCATGGTGCTTCTCCTTGAAGATCAGAAGAGGCCGGGATTAACCCGGCCTGCTTGCTTTTGGTTAGGCAATCGCCACAGCGGTATCGATGGCCATTACACCGAAGTCGGTGTATTCCTTCGAGGTGCCGCCGTTGTCGATCAAGAACTGGATCTTCGACGTACCGGCAATCATGCCGAGCAGGATTTCCAGCTTGTCGCCGTGGTCAAGTTCCTTCTCGCTGAAGAAGTACGAACCTTGCGACTGGCGGAACTTACCGTAAGCCTGGGCAAGCGCCTGGCCGCCGAGCAGCAAAGCGCGGTCGACGGCGAAGCCCGTGCCGAAAGCGGCCGGCACCAAGTCGGTTGCCGTTTCGGCGTTCGACGTGGTGGTAGGACACCAGCGCAGGCTGTTACCCGAGTAGAAGCGGATCGGCTTCGGCATCTTGACGATCAGAATTCCGTTCCACAGACCAGCTTCGCCCATGAATAGCGGGTTCTGCTTGGCCATATTGGCGCGGGCCATGGCGTTTGCCTGCCAAGTGCGGAAGTTCGTGGAGCGCACCAGCGAGGTGTACTGCTCGGACGAACACAGGAGAACACGCATCGGCGCATCCTGGCTCATCTGGTCGCCCTCGAAACGAACCGGCGGCGGCGGCAGCGGCATGGAATCCAGCTTGGTACGCAGGGCATCGACCAGATCGATGTTCATCACGTCGGTCGTGGCGATGGTGATTTCGTTGCCAGCGGCGACGATGGGTTCGATACCCGAGCCGGTCGACATGAAGTGACGGTTACGGGTAGGCGCCTTGATCGTGTTGACGCAGATGTCTGAGAAGTCCGGATCAGCGGCCAGCGGCACAGCCCACTCGATGTCGTTGGCGAAACCACGGGCGCCGGCCAGATGGACGATGCTCAGTTGGTCTTCGAGGCGCGACATATAGTTGTGACCAAGCGCCTGAGCCAGCGAACGAAGCTGGTGCGGGGTACGCTGTTGGGTCATCTTGCCGCCGGCATTGATCGGCTTGCGGGTCTGGTTGATGCGCAGGGAGTCTTGGCTGAAGTCCATGCGGTCGCCCTTACCCTCGGCGTAGCGTTCGCCCATGATTGGTTTGCCACCAATCGGGTTGATAAGGTCGAACGTGATTTCATCGCCGGCAGTCTTCGACAAGTCCTGGCAACGAACGATCGGCAGTTCGTTACCAGACTGGCGACGCAGGACGGCTTCGGCATCGGCCTGCTGCGGCAACTTGCCGGTCAGGCGGTTAAGCGTGGTCTGGCGCTGCATGGAAGCAGCAAACAGACCGGCAGATTGAATCTTTACAGCCTGGGGGCTGCCATACGGAATGACTGTATCAGCCATGGTAATTCTCCTGAAGATGGATAACGCGGCTCACGCCGGGTGTGGGTACTGCTTAAAGAGCTTTCGCCATGATTCGCATAATCTCGTCTGGAGATTTGCTCTCAAGCGATTGAGCAAGGCGCTGCATATCCATGCTGCGAATAGCTTCCGATTCGTCGTGATGGGCTTTTGACCCAGCCGGCGCTTGCGAAAGGCTGGTAGCAACAGGGGCTTTAGCCTTTGAAATAACCTCTGCGGCCTTAGCGGCTACGTCGGCACTCGTTTGTTGGGTCGTACCCTTGTCGAACAGGGGCGCTACCTTGGCGACGGCTTGCTCGATGGCATCACCAAAGGCAACGCCTTCAGCCATCAGCTTGTCGCGCTGGGCAACCACCAGATCAATAGCGTCCTGATTGGTTGTCTCGGTGCCGGGCTTCAGGAAAGGAAACTTGCTGACCAGTGCATCGGCGCGGGCCAGTGCATCGGCAACTGCGTTTTCCTGTTCTTCCTTGGCCTTGTCCTGCGCCGCTTGCTCTGCGTTCTCGGAACGCATTTCCTCCTTGGCGATGAGGCGATTCAGTGCGTCGGCTTCCTTACCCAGCTTCTCAGCCAGTTCGGTATCCGTCGCATACATCGCTTCCCGCTCTTCACGCCGCAAACGAAGCAACTTGTCTTCGTTCGATTCGGTGTTCTGATTGGCTTCACCTTCGGGGGTTTTGTTCTCTGCCGGCTGCTGGGTCGCCGGGGTTGATTTCAGAGCAATCAATTCCTGCTCAAGCTGCCGTGCGCGTTCCCGTGCTGCTTCCAGTTCGGCAAAAGGAATAGTGTGCTGACCATCTTTGGCCAACACAACGGGTTCAACGACGGCTGGGGTTTCGGTTTCTTTAGGATCGACAATCACATCGGCGGGCGGATCGATGTTTTCCTCTACCACCTTCGCGGTTTCGGTATCGCCCTCCAGGGATTCGCCGGCAAATAGCCGCGCCCTGTCTTCGTCGGATAGGGCATCAAACGCCGCAGTATCCTGAAAGAAATCTTCAATGTTACGACCTGACATATCACGCTCCATCTTCGGGATGCCACGCCATCACGGCGTTGCAGCCGATCACTTTTCGCCGTGACGCGGTAGTGAGCGGTTTAAAACAGTGCT